CCGAACTGATGAAGAAAGAGTTGGAGGAAAAGGAAGCCAAATACGCTGAAATGGATGCAAGCGTGGAAACGGCAAATAATATTTCCGCCTCGGAAGAAGATGATGAATTAAAACGCGAAGGTGGTGGTGCCTACACCGATGATGAAGTCAGTTATGAGAATGACCCAGTAGCAAAACTGCTCGGTCAGTCAAGAAGAACGGCAAAGCAACGGAGGGAATTTGCACAGCGCGAACGCCAAAGAATGGCAGAACGTGTGGAAATCCTTGCCGAGAAGCTGCATCTTGACAATGTGGAGATTGTTACTGATGCTTCCGTCTTGGATGGAAAGAAACAGCGTGCAAAAGGCTTCTATTCGAAGAGTACAGGGAAGATAACCATTGTCATTCCCAACCATACAAGTGCGTTTGATGTTGAGCAGACGCTGCTACATGAGGCTGTGGCGCACTATGGTTTGCGCCAGTTGTTCGGAGAACATTTTGACACATTCCTTGATAATGTATTCAACAATGCCGATGAGAACATACGCA